AGGCCCAGTCAACTGGAAGCGTGCGCTGAATTTGCCAAAGGATAAAGACGCAGCAAGACGTCTGGCGCAGCAATGGTTTCCTGATCGGGCGTCGGAATTAAAATTAAAAAAGCATGAGCATCGCGCAGAGGCGCTGCTAATTGCATTATATGGAAGGGGAAGGGCGTAATGGTTATGCGCAAGGACATGTCCAACGAGGCATATCATTTAGATCCGGCAATATCATCGTCGGACGTAAAAACGGTCAGCAGTAAGTCGCTGGCGCATTGGAAAGGTCAGGAACGTAAAGAAAGCGCCGCGTTTGATCTTGGCAGCGCCTGTCACGCGCATTTGCTAGAACCAGAAAAAAACTTAGTCAGATGCGGGCCGGAAACAAGGCGCGGCAAAGAATGGAAGCAATCAAAAGAAGACGCTGACAAAGCTGGCGCTGTGCTTTTGCCGGAAGCCGAATACAAGCAAAGCATAGATATGGCGCAGTCCGTATTGCAGCACAGCGTTGCGCATCATTTGCTGACGCATTCTGATCTGATTGCAGAGGCGTCATTCTTCGTGACAGACCCCGATTTAGATTTGCCGCTCAAAACACGCCCAGATGGCCTATTGGTCAAGCAGGGCATAGCGATAGATGTGAAGACATGCGTTGATGCGTCGCCAAAAGGATTCGATAGAGCTGTCAGAAATTTCGGCTACGATTTGCAAAGCGCACATTATTTGCATTGCTTAAATTTAGAAGGATTACGCATAAAGCAGTTTATGTTCATTTGCGTGGAAAAGGAAAAGCCTTATGCAGTATGCGTTCACGAAATGAGCGAAATGTATTTGCGGCACGCGCATAATCGCATGATGGAAACATTATACACCATCAAGCATGCGACAGATAACGAAGAATATGACACCGGCTGGGATGAGATAAACACCATCCATTTGCCGGACTGGATGAACGCGTCAGGCGCGTTCTAACAAATGTTACAACAGATCCCAGCGTGGGGGTGCCACGTAATTTACCAAGGAGTTGCACATGCAACATATTATCAGTAACGCCGTTGCGCGTTATCCTCGACTAAACGGCACATATAAATTTGACAGCGGCGAAATGCGATCCGTGAAATGCGATGCATTAGACGATGGTGCCGCCTATGACATGTCATTTATTATGACGCCGGATCAGGCCAAGCAGCTACATTCTCTATGCATGGAAGCGTATAATAACGCCGCATCTATGGACAGCAAAAAGAAATGGCCGGAAAAGCCGTCAAACCTGCCTTATAAAAAAGGCGATGATGGCGAAATAATCGGCAAAGCCAAATTAAAAGGCGCGTATGGCATGGAAAAGACCAGCCCGCCGCGTCAGGTCGATGCCCAGCGCAATAAGCTGCCAGATGACTTTATGCTGACATCAGGCAGCAAAGTAAACGTGGCCGTGACGCTGGTGCCGTATAACACAGGATCAATCAATGGCATCAGCTTGAGATTGCGTGCTGTTCAGGTGCTTGAGCTTGCCGAGCTACAGCACGGCGTCGATCCATTTGATGCTGTGATCGGAGGCTATACAGCCGAAGCAAGCCCAGCGGCAGATGATCCGTTTGCATTGCCGCCAGCAAGCCCCGCGCCTGCCACGGCAGCGCCTCAATCGGCGTCTGATTCATTCGATGATGAAATACCGTTCTAGCACATAAAAAAGCCCCGCCCGAACAGTGCGAAACCTAATCGGGCGGGGCTAACCATGAGGAGAGGTATGCACGATTATGTTAAGCAATTTAAAGCAGGATAGCAAGTTCCCCACCGCGCATTGGGCAGAATGGGGCAACGAGATAGTGAAGCTCCTTAACCTAAAACAGACAAGCAAGGGCGAGCATCATGGTGCATGCCCAAATTGCGGCGGCAAAGACAGGTTTTGGATAAAAGAGTTCAACGGAGAGGTCATGGTTAATTGCAGGCAGTGCAATGATTTTAAGGCCATACAAGAAGCATTGCGCAGCCAAGGATTATGGCCGGACGCAAATAAAATGCCTGATCTTGCAAGGCCGCAAAATAAAGCCATAGAATGGCCAGCGCAGGGGGAACAGATAATGCCGGAGATTGAGCAAGCGAAGGAAACGCCAGACGCGGAAACGCACCCGTATCTTGTACGCAAAAACGTACGGCGTCATAACGCTATTATTGACGGGCCTGATCTGCAAATACCAATCATTGATGTGACAGGCAGACGCCAAGGCGTGCAGTTTATTGACGAAGACGGCAAAAAGAAATTTTCCTACAAAATGCCGGTCAATGGCAATTTCTCCGTGATCGGCGGGCCAATCAGGGATTTTGCATATATCGCGGAAGGCTGGGCAACGGCGGCAAGCATTGCGCAAGCAACAGGCAAGCCAGTCGTATTTGCGTTAAATGCGGGCAATATTCACAAGGTCGTGGCGGGTCTTAGGGAAGCCAAGCCGGATGCAACGCTGGTGGTGGCAGGCGATAATGACGAAGCTGGCATAAAAGCAGCGGAGCAAGCATTCGCTGAGCATGGCGTTGAATATATATTGCCGCCAAGCGAAGGCACAGATTTCAATGATCTTTGGGTCACGCAAGGGCCAGAGGCCACACGCAAAGCATTAACCGTGCGCAACTTGCTGGACGAGGTATTTTTCCCAGAAGATGCGCAGGCGCAGCTATCAAGAAATTATCTGGTCAAAAAATGGCTGGGCGAAGGGCAAATGTCTGTTCTATACGGGCCAAGCAACACAGGCAAATCATTCTTTGCGCTGGATATGTCGTGGCACGTAGCAGCAAGCCAGCCGTGGAACGGATGCAAGGTGCAAGGCGGCAGCGTGTTATATCTAGCCACAGAAGGCGGCAACGCATTTCACAATAGGATTGTTGCGCTGCGCCAAAAATATCCAGAGCATAAAGATGTAAAGCTTGCTGTCAGGCCGTCGCCGGTCAATTTGCTAGACCCAAATGCGGATCTGGAAAAGCTGGCCAAGCTGGTGCGTGAAGTATCGCGCAAGCACGGGCCGGTGCGCATGATTGTGGTGGATACATTATCGCGCAGCATGGCGGGCGGCAATGAAAATGCGCCGGACGATATGACCAGATTTATTGGAAACGTCGATGCGCTGCGCCAAGTAACGCTGGCGCATATTATGATCGTGCATCATAGCGGCAAAGATAAAGCAGCGGGCGCGCGTGGCCATTCAAGCTTGCGCAGCGCAACGGACGCAGAAATTGAGCTAGACCATGATGCGGAAACGGGCATTCGCTACGCGATAGCCACAAAACAACGCGACATGGAAACAGGCGCAAGGTTTGATTTTGTGCTGGACGTGATCGAGCTAGGGCAAGACGAAGACGGCGATGCCGTAACGACTTGCACCATAGCAGAGGCCAGCGCAGAGCAAATAGAGGAAGCCAGCAAGCCAAAAATAACCGGCAAAAATCAGCTATTGCTCAAGCGGTGTTTTGCCCAATTACGCGGTGAACGCGTCGGGCAGCCAAACCCAGCAGGCGCAGGATTTCCAGAAGCAAGCGCCTACTGGACGATTGACGAAGAAGTTTTGCGGGATCATTTTAAGGGCAAAATCACCGGCGCAAGTAATCCTTGGCAGTCGTACACAAGGGCGCTTGATGCGCTAATTGCAGGCGGTCATGCGGTGCAAAATGAGGGTTTAGTATGGTTTACGGCTAAAGATGGGCGCGTGAAAGATTAGGCGGCAAAAATAAACGGCTTAACATTTAGTAACGTTTTGCGGGGCCAATAAAGTCAATAGGTTAGGTGTTAAAATGGTAGTGAATGTTAGTAAATGTTAAGTGTATGTTAATAACTTTGGCTAAATGCTCTGCTAACTACCATTCTGAACAAAACCCTATAGGGTTGTTCAGAATGGTAAGTGATGCATAGCTGCGGTTTTGCCAAGGTAAGATTTAGATGAATAAAAAGGGTTTGGAGAAATGGTTGGATCGTATGCTTGCTGAGGGTAAAGCGGTGACTTATCCTTGCGGGCATTTTGTCGGGCGTGAATGGTGTAGGTCATTTGATGAAAAACTGGCAAACTGTTCGACGCTTGCCGAATTGGAAGGCTTCGCCAACCGGCGCAGGTTTGATCCAAGCTTGCCGCGCTGGACGGCAGCGGAACGTGCGGAAATACTGAAACGCAAAATTAAACTGGAAAAGGGAAAACGGAAATGAATACGGACACGACACGCGGCAAGGTGCTGGCGAAAGCGGGAACGCTGGTGCATGGGTCAAGGAATCGGGATTACGGGCCACCGCAGGAGAATTTCCAGCGGATCGCGGTCATGTGGAACGCATACATTGCGGGAAAGGAAACGCTAACCGCGTCGGACGTGTGCATGATGATGGGCCTGCTCAAGATTAGCCGCGTGTCGCATCAGGTTGACGCGGATGGGTTCGTGGATTTGGCCGGATATGCTGCGCTTGGCGCGGAGTGTGCTGGGATAGATCTGGATGATGTCGATTGGAAGCCCGCAGAGGGGCCATAGAGGCGCGAAACGATGCGTCGGGCTAGGGTGGGTGCTGAATGAGGTTTACGTGGCTCTGTTCGCGGTTTTATGGGGGTTGATATTTAGGCTGTTCTGGCCTAGCTTTTGACAAGCGCGGTTTCCTCCCTGTTCGCGCTTGTCGCGCCTTGATTTGCTCTTTACCTCATATCAGCGACATACTTGACCATGTGAAGCAAAAGCTTTGCATGGTCTTTTTTTTGGGATAGCGTGGCCACATGATAAAGCTCACGCTGATAATGCCGATTGAAGATAGCGAAGACGCGGAAGCGGAATTGGACGCGCTGGCAGAATATATTGAAGAACGCTTAACCGACGGGTCAAGCGTTCAACAAATTGCGCAAAGTATGGTAGAGGCTTTGGCGGGCTTGGCTGACGATGATGTCAGCGCAATGCTACATTAATCAGATTTTGCAGGACGCCCACGCGGCGCGGGCGGCCATTTGACATCATGCTCGGCAAAGCGTTCAAGTTGCCATTCGCTCGGCTCTATCTCGAAGAATATGTTTTGCAGCTCATGGTAAGCGCTTTGCAGCTTGGCAACGTCCGACACGTAAAGATCGTTGCATTCGTTAAGCATCCAAACGCAATTTTGCATTGCGTCGAATGATTTTTGCAGCGCGTCGCGTTGATCCTCCTGCAATGCGTCGAGAAACTTTTTACGCGCTGCCATGCGGTTCGCTTGGTTCTGATAGGTTTGCTTTTCGTTAGTCATGGTTCATACTCCTGTTTTAACTATGGTTGCGATAATTGCCGCAATGATTGGCGCGGCAAAGAGGATAATGCCGCCCGCGATGTCATGCGGGCGAATTGATTTAATAATTGCGATAAATTCGGGGCGGGTCATCTTAGATACTCCGGACCGGTCCATCTGACCCAAGAGAAGTTTTCTTCAATGACATTGCCCCGCGCTTTATTCTTTGCTGGCGTTGACCAGCTCGCTGCTTTCAGTATGTCGCCGCGGTTAAACTTTAGATCATCGTCAGAATTGACAACAAAACCCCAAGCAGAGCCGCCATTACGCTCTGTTATTTTGATATATTTTTTGCCAATTTTATATCCTAGCTGTTCGCAATGGGCTGTTATGCTGTCCTCAATGCTTTGCACATTGCTTTTGTCTGATTTTATCCAGCGTCTTTTAGATTTTGCAAAATCTGCTTTTATGGCGTCGAGAAGTTTTTCTAACTGCTTTTCCATATTACACTGTCTCCCGAATTGAATCGAGGGTTGCGCAGCCGCGAAACGTGCCAATCGTAACATCAACTTTTTTGCCGATAAAGTTTTCTGCTTTATATGCGAGCATGCTATTTGCTGGTGTGCGAAAACGCCAGCCTAAGCGCTGCTCTGGGTATTCAATAACAGCAAGCATAAACTGCGGGTTGCCGTCTCTTGAGTTTTTCATGCGCTTGATTAGCTCTAACGTGCCGGTGTGTTGAGTGATGTTTTTCATATTCTTTCTCCATGTTTTGTGTTGTTATATCTTAGTGATATCTGATTGCTATCATGTGGTCAAGTGTAAATTTACTGACACATGGCAAGACAGCGCCGTTAAGCGCTGCTAAGCGATGGGTCAAGAGGGTTTGAGTGAAATTCGGGTTGGCAAATCGCGCTGCTCGATGTGGTTTTGTGGCCGTGCTGTAACTTCGGAATATCCGAAGCGCTCAAGCGTTTCGCGTACAGCTTCGCGGTCTACTGTATCGCCATCAAAGGGAATATCTTTGCGTTGAGCAACTAAGCAACAAGCTACATAAATGACGTTATGCGGCGCGTTAAACTCATAAATGCCGCCTCTACCGTAAAAGCCTTTAACGTAATCATAAAAATCTTGTGTCGCTGTCATTGTCTTATTCTCCATGTTTTGTGTTGATATCCAAGAGATATCACAAAGATATAAAGAGAGCAAGCATAAAATGCAATCAAACGCAAAAAAAGTGACGCGCAACACAGTGAAGCGTCACCACACAGACGCGCGCGCGAATACGCATTTTTTACCAAATGGTCAAATTTTTACCGACTGGTCAAGATGCGCATTCTGGCGCGACTCATACACAACATGTTGTGTTATGCATAGCTATGCGCTGTAATCATAGCGTAAGCCATTGATATTAAACGCACTTAACATAATAATTATTATGCGCCATGCCTTTAGCTATGCAACAGACGCAACGCAGCCAGCCTTTACAGCTTGCGGGCGCAACCCCCCCCGCCAAAGCTTTTCGCCGGTAGTGTTATTATTATACCCTCACACACACAAATCCCTGCACCCCCCCACACCCCC